GCATATCTTCTCTTGGAGAATCTGCTCTGATATACTTTCGCTGATAATCATACAATTCGTATGTAATCTCCGGATCGTGTGCGGCATAGAGATATGCAACATTTAAAGGTATCATGGTAAATGGTATTCCAGAAAACAACTCTTCAAATGTAAATGCATCTTCTTTTCCATCGAGAACATATTTCTGATGGAGCTTCTTTAATGCATTACTTTCCTCATTCTCATTGAGAAGTTTTTGTGCTAAATAACAATCCCATGTACAATAAATATCTGATAGGCCTATACCGTGTCTAAGCACTCTTATATCGAAGGAAGCGTTGAACATGATAATTTGTACCTTTTCATCTAAAAACCGCTGAAATTCGCTTTTAACGATGTTAGGTGATAGCTGATTCGGTACTGTCATATTCGTTATGTAGCTTACATGATTTAATGGAATGTATGCAGACGGTTGATTTGGAGAATATACACATACTCCTGCTATTGTATCAAGCATAGGATCAAGACCAGTTGTTTCTGTATCTATTGATATTACTCCACACTCAATAACATTATCAACGAAAGTATGTAATTCTTCCTCACTCTGAATCAATCTGTATATGTTTTTGTATTTTCCTAAATGCTTATCGACCATAGATTGTATAGTCGCAATTCTTCCGAAAACTCCACCCCCACCTTTTACAGTGGGGGTTGCTGTTCTCATTTTTGAGTTAGCCTTTTGCGCTATTTTCTTATCAGTCGATTTTCCGGTTTTCCTTGAGAAATCACCAAACAATGACTTTACAACAGGCATAAGCTATCTCCTTAAAATTCTTCGTCAACTCTTCTACTTCTTGCCGGAGTTCTTCTTACTTCTCCTGCACCTTCTTCTCTCCGAGAAGAGCGTCTGATAGGAATATCATCGTTGCTATCTTTATTAGGAAACTCACCATTATCAAGATAGTATTCCATATCTTCTGCTGTCGCATCAACAATAATGCCACCAAGAATCTTAGGCATATCATAATCTTCTACACGCTTATCATCTGCCGGCTCATCAGTTCGATAGATATTATAAGTTGTGCTTGTTTCCTTCGGTTTACCGTTCCGCTCAATCTCAAAAATCTGAGACACAATGGGATTTCTCCCATACCGAGAACATACACTTGAAATCTGAGAGAAGAATTTACTTCCTCTTTCCCAAACTTGCGACTGCTGTGCATCTTCATTGTAGAGAGGAATAAATACCTTTGCCTGTGACTTGTTACCGCTTTTGCAGAGAGGACACATATCAATAGGATCACGATACGTTCTGAGACAATTCACATATCTGAACTTATCTCCAATCTCTACCCTATGACACGAGTATCCCTCAATGTCATCCGCATTGTTATACAAAAATCGTACAACTGCGGTGTCCCTGTCGTTAACCAACTTAAAGAACCCTGTCTTGCTACTTCCTGCGGACTGATAATGTTCAGCCTCATCAAATGAAAACTTTGCCATAATCGTTTTCTCCTTTCTTTCGTTTTTTCGTTTTATGGCTATATATAGAAGTTGCTATTTGCAACTGTCTATTCTATCCTTTTCAAGTTGCAACAGAAATGCAAACCACAAAAAGCTACACGCACTAATAGTTATCTGCCAAATAGCAATAACGCCTGACAATGAACCAAACTCTACCGCTCCGAGAGATCCTGACGTAAGGATTGCAAAAAGCACAACTGCAACTCGATATAACATGACTTTACGTTTCATTTTCTTAATCACAACAATTCTCCTTTCTTAGACACTATATGTCTACTTAAACATTATACTACCATGTTATATTGTAGTCAATACTTTTTTGAGTAAATGACTTGCTTTTCTTTGGACTTTGCGTATATACTCTCTACCTTGCACATGTCATCTAACTCCCAACCAGTAAGCAAATATATCTTATCACATTTAGCCACAACATCTAATCGCATGTCGATTTCGTCTCCCATAGTAAACTCATCAAGTGGCTTTGTCTTTCGTATTTCGTCCAGAATGTCAAACAATGACACAACATTATGATCCTGATATAATCGTACACTTTTAGTCAAATACTCTTTTGCCTGCTCAAATTGACTGCGATAATGCTCAAAATTTGTAACATCAATTCTTCCGCTTAGATAAATCATTCTTTAATCTCCTTTCTAAATTCTTTACCAAATCTGTGTCCTCGAAACTTAAAGACCTAACTTGTCTGTCTCTTTGGTTAATCGTGGAACCGCCGAGAAAATAATCAACATGGTCAACGAGATTAGGGGAAAGATTGAGTACCTTCGTTGACGGATGATATTGCTCCATCCAAATTCTCCATATTGTATCATCATATTTGTTTTTCTTCGTCCACTGGTCATACTGATGGTCACGCCATACATAGGTATTAAACCACTGAACATACTCACGGATAATATATGTTGGTATTCTGATACATGGAAATGAATACCACATACGCAAACCGTTTGATTCTCCCGGTAGCCACCCTTTCGCTTTATCATAAAAAGAGCTAAATCCGCACACTAAACCATCGTCAAACTTTTCCGTTCTTTCTTTAAAATCTCGACATATGATAACATCATCTTGTAAATGCCACACACCATTTACATCCATCTTAGATGCTGTCTCAAAACTCTTTATACAGGATTTCAAACAACCTTCTCGCTCGGTATCAAGATATAGCGTTATACTTGTCTTATCAATTCCTTGTGCTATCATAGATGGCATAAGATATTTTTCAACATACCAAAGTCTGTCCAAACAAACATGTATCATATAATGCGTCAATCCTTTATCCCCCTAAACTTTTTAACATCCTCTGGAGTATCTATATCGCATGTATAATCATTGATTACAGTATAATTCGTGTAATCTATCTTATTCAATTCTGTACCTTTAACTACTTGCCAAAATTCCCATGCTATCGGCTCTCTTCTAAATTTCCTCAATCTATGCAAGTATCTGCAATCGGTTTGTGCCTGTTTTAAGTGTGTTGTGTTAACGACCTTAAAGGCAAATGGCTCTGCATACGGTTTAATGTAATTCTTTGCGAATGGCGGTGCGCTTGCAAAAAACTCTATATCGTCCGTCTCTGTCTCAACTATTGTCCTAATTGCTTCGGGAGAAAATACTACATCCCCCATGAGATATGTAGTAGGCTCATTTGTGGGATAAAAAGCATCACACCAATCACCAGTAGATATTCCCGGTCGGGGTACTGTCCAATCATTCTTATCATGCCACAATACTTTAATAGTAATACTTTCACAGTAATTCTTGATTATGTCATTGTTAGTTGATACATAAATATCCCTGTAATCAACACCACAATAACACAGCAATCTGAATGTCCTTGCTATAAGTGATTCGCCGTTAATCTTTGTTAAATGTCTCGGTGTATTCCATTTTTCATATCTACCGCCACACATAATTATATATTTACAATTAGTCATTCTCATACCTCCTACTATATAATCAATATACCACCATGACAATCTATATCGTCTTTATCTGTTTGCTTAACATCAGTAGGCTTACTTACATCATCATAAGAATAGACATAAACAACAAGTGTCTTATCCTCAATTTTCTCCAACTCCGCAATTAAATCTGCTACTGTAAGTGAATGTGGCATCACAGCACCTCCCAGTCCTTAATATTCTTAATATCGTTAAATCGCTTTGCTTTACCTAAATCGCCAACATCTTTAATGTCAGATGGAAAATCTATTTCGGTTATCAATTTGTTAGGCACATTCTTTCTTATCTTCTCTTTTGCTAATCTTCCAGCTTCATCATTATCTGTTGCAAGAATAAAGTGTCTTGCTGGAATATCTGCTAACTGTTTATATTGCAACTCGCTACCAGTTCCATTCATAGCGACTGCATTAAATCCATATTCACATAATAACAGACAGTCTATCATGGATTCTGTGATAAACACATCACTATTCTTTGTTATCTGATTTTGATATAGCTCATACAATCCATAGATAGGTTTCTCTACACCTTTTGGATAATTGAAGTGTTTATACTTCACGCTTCGTCTTGCTATAAACAGAGTGTGCTTATATATGTCTCTTACTGGAAATGTTATGCTGTCAGTCGCTTTGTCGTATCCTATATCAAATCGCTCAATGACTGCCTCATTCAAGCCACGCTCAAACATATATGGATGATAATACCTATATTTGTCTAACTCTTCCTCACTCACCCATTGAGGTTTACCACTATCACTATTGTCCACCATACTATTCTTAGCGGAAGTGTTATTACGTTCCAAATCAATCTCAACATCTTTTCTCTCCTCTATCTGTACTGTGCCGAAGTTCTTTAATAACCACTTACGTCCATACTGACCAAATAAATCGTTACTTCCGAAAACAAAACTAATAAGCTCAGGCAGTGTGTGTACTTCATGACATGCAAAACAATGACACATTCCATCTGACTTTCTAATACCCATAGAAGGTCTGCGCTCTTGCCCATTACCATGATATGGACACTGTACCATTATGTCTCCTGCGCTGTCTTTTGTTTTCTGTAAATAAGGAAGTTCATTCTGTTTGAGTTGTATTTTTAATTCGTCCAGTATCTCATATATATCTGCATTGATATAAAGGTCTCCTATATTCATCCGCTATCTCCTTAGAATACATCTTCTTTCTCAACTATCTTCCGCTTCTCTTTCTTTGTATCAGAACTACTAATACTACTTCCAGACATAGGTATAAACTCACCGATATTAGGAGACCACTGATATTGTATCTTATCTCCTACTCTGCCGTTTCTCTGCTTTTTAACTTGCATTATCAATGCTCCATCTGCACTCTGTCTAATAGACAACACTTTACTTGCATTATGAGATATTCCATCGCTGTCTCTAATACTTTCAAGCTCTGGCATATCATCACTTTCCTTGTCAACGACACCACTTCTGTTAGCTTGAACAACAACAAGAATAGGAATACCTAATTCAACACTAAGCGCCATCAAATCCTCACTTATATTTGTAAGGGATGTAGTCTTATTATCGCCACGCTTATAACGCTCATCTGAAAGATATGTTATTCCATCAACTGCTATTACATCAAGTTTATATTTTTGTATCCAATTTTTCAATTTAGATACTGTTATCTGTCTATTAAAATCTCCCGGTGTAGCTACCATAAACTTATTCGTATGCTTTTTAAGATTATCAATATAAGCTCTGTATTTATCAACATCAAAAGATTTATTTCCCCACATTAAGTCATTGTTATTGAAATTCTGATACAGGGTGTCGAACCTATATCCTATACTTGATTCTCCCATTTCTGGACTGATGTAACCTACGTTAAACCCTATTTCCCATATATGAGAACATATCTTTTCAAGTATCCACGATTTGCCTTGGTTTGTTCTTGCATATATAACAAAAAGTTCCTCACCTCTCTGAATACCATGTATTGAATCATCAAGCTCAGGAAAACCGCTTGTAAAAAACCACTTATCTTGATTATCTCGGCGCTCAATAAACTCATTAAGTCGTTTTTCTGCCTGTGCTATAATATCTGTGCCACCTAAAGAATAATTTGGTTTTAATTCTGCCATAGAGTGTATCATGTACTCGGCGGCGGCATTCGCATCTGTCTTTAGCAACTTGGCTATATTCTGCACAATTGGAACAGACTTATAATACAGATACTCCTCACGAACCGTATCTATTAAGTATGTATCGGATTCAGTTATTTCAACAAATTCAAAATCGGGAAATTTAGAAAGAAATGTAGCTTTATCAGGAACATTACCATAATGTCTATAATGTTCTTCGATGAATTTATATTCGTCCTCATATTCGAGAAAATAATCGACTGTTAACTGGTTATTTTCAATAATGGAATAATCATGGGTCTGTAATACCTTGTTCAGGATCTGCATAGCCACCATATTATCTCATATCCTTTCCTTTTAATTCTACTATCTCGCTTGTATAGTAAATTCTGCTTGCTAATCGTGTTCCCATTATATTTGCAAATTCATCCACAGTTGTCTGATTAGAAGTAAAGATATTTGATTTCTCGGCAAGTATTCTGCTATCTATAATCGTAAACAACTGTGTGTAATCATATTGAGATATACCATTCACAGCTATATCATCCCATATAACAAGGTCTACTGTTTCAAGATTATCCTTAAATGTTTTTGAAACTGGGTTATTAAAATCCTTTAGCTTTAACAACAAAGATGGAGTGCTGACAAACATACCTTTTAGGTTTTCGTAATTACCAACAGCAGTATGATGGAAGTATGTGTGCAACATCTTAATAGCCCAACTGGTTTTACCGTTACCAGTCCACTTACTACACAGATACAGATTCTTTCCGCTCTGCACAAAATCTACTATGTTCTTTCGTATATCAGCTAACCGCTGATATGCTCTCTTATCACCACTATTGCCATCGGTTAAATATAACGTGATAGGTCTTTGCTTTGCCTCAGGCAAACCACTATGCTCCATTTGCCACTTCATCTGAACATATGTGGTACACCTATCACAATCCTCATCACAGGAGTTAATATACCAACACTTAGAATTTCTCTCCATTTTTTATACGCTCCTTGTCACTTGCTTTGTCATTCATGCCACCATATAACTTTTCTATATCGTGCGTAGTATTCCCTGTTTTTCTCCTGTTGTCTGTCTTTAGTTCATAAAATCCATTATAACCTAATTTGAGCGTCTGTTCTACTATCTTTATCTGCATATTAACATCAGATGATAAATCTGATAAAACATTTAGCTTTCCCTTAAAATTGTTTGCGTAGAATGGTTTGCCACTTTCTCTACTGTTTTCTGTAAATAGTTTATAACATTCCATTAGTTTCTGTCTTAACTCGCCATTTGTTGTATATTCATTAACCATATCCAAGCATTTTTGAAACTGATTCTTTTTCTTAGGCTTATCATCACTAAATGTAGTGCTCTGTACTATATCTTTAGATATAGTGTTTTTATTTATATTTTTATTTATATTATTGAGTAAAGTTTCTTTACCACCCCCGTAAAGTTTCTTTACCACCCCCATATTAACGTAGTACATATCAGGACGAGTAAAATCACCTTCCTCTTTAATCAAAAGCTCAGATTCTATAAGCGATTTTAATGCTTTGTCTACTGTTGGCAAAGATATGTTAAATGTCTCTGCTATGTATTTTCTTCCACCACAAAAACTTGAATAATTGTCTTGACTAAATCCATAGATTAAGGCAAATATAAGAAGTTCATTTCCCTTTAAATTTAATTCGTTGCACATCCAACCTTGTATTACAATAAAATTCTGCGATTTCATAGCGTATCCTTTCTTTGTTAAGAAAAAATCGGTTAATACAAACGTGTGACGGCACGAATGTATTAACCGATTTTGGTCAGCGGAATATAAGGTATTGCGTGAAGCACCGTCATACTCCACCAACCTATTTAAAAAGGTATGAACACAAAAACATACTACTATAATATATACGATATGTCAACTACTTTTAGCGTCTTGCGTTCTCTCTGATTTCCGAAATTTGATTATAAATTTCATCGTTACAATCATCCCATAGTTTCTGCCGTTCGTTATTCAATACGGTTTCATCAACTGCTTCCTCAGGATCATAAGTGATTGTTCTTTCTTCACTGTATTCCACAGTAAAATAATTGTCTCTGATTTTTACACTTGCTCTACTTGTTGCCCTAATTGCGGTTGTCTGTACTTTCATTCTTCTTCCTCCTTGACTTTAGACACTCTCAGCGTAACAACTTCCTTTGTTTTTCTGCATTTAGCAATAATATCAATGGCTTCTTGTGGAAGTAGCTTGTTATAAATCGCATCTTCAAGAGCTGGAATATGAACATACTCTTTAACACGGATAATACCAAGGTCATACATACTTTCGATTTCGGACAATTTAGCGCACAATAGTTCCTCATCAACTGTTTCCCGAGTAGATACAGATTTTGTTACTTTAAATCCGCCAGTTGTATAGGTTGATTCATTCCCAAGAAGTTCTTTAATCTGCTTATTTTCCTCTTTACAGATAGTTTCAAGCGCATCAAGATTCTCCTTGTTATGTGCATATGACGGCACAAGTTCATCAAGTTTGTTCATTTGTTGCCTCCTTCTTCTTTGTTCTATAATACTTCTGAGTTACGTTTCCAAGAACACCATTTCTTCCATGAGGGATGCTATTCTTAAAGTTAATTAGTGTCTGAATATCCTCTGATTTCCACACCCGTCTACCGTGATTTTCTTTTTCAATAGTAAACTCCGGTAGCATTTTAGCGTATTCATTGTCCGGTTCAAGAGCCTTGAACATATACCAGTTGTTGAAGGTCTTTAAAGAAACCCCGACTAAAAGGGCTACTCTTTCTGCGTTAAGTACATCAAAATTAAGTTCCATCTAAATTTACTCTCCTTTTCTTCATATTGCCCTCACCTCATATATTATACTATACTGTTTGCTATGTCAACCGATAAGATAGTTAAGAAGCTCCGACTTATGCAGGCTATCAACCTTGCCGTCTACCATATAATCACTCATCATTCCCTTTTTATTAACTATGCCCCAAATGCGCTCATCAATAGTATCCTTGCAAAGCAAATTATAGATTGTAACATTATGCTTCTGTCCAATACGATGACACCTATCAACCGCCTGGTCGTATAATGCTCTATTCCACGGGTGGTCAAGAAAGATTTCAACTGTTCCAGATGTAAGTGTAAGACCAGTACCCATAGCCCCGATAGTACCTACGATAACATGGCAATTCTTATCATTCTGAAACTTATCAATCATCTGCTGACGAGTGTCGGTGTTGATTTCCCCAGTAATGACAGCGGGATTATACTGCATCAACCGCTTTGCAATCGGTGTAGTCATCTGTGTCCAGTTTGAGAAAATAACAACCTTCTGTCCATTCTCTACTGCATCTGCTACAAGTTCTTCCATGCGGTCAAGTTTTGCTGATTCCTCAATCTTAGTAGAAAGAATACCAGTATAACCAGTAGCCTGTCTCATTCTGATAAGTTCTGCAAGAGGATTATTGCTCATCTTGATATTGTCAATGTTTGCCTTGATTTCGTTCTTAACTTCTTTGTAAACGACTGCCTGCTTTGCAGTCATTTCTACATATTCATCAATATAAGTCTTTTCGGGAAGGTCAAGTACATCTGCCTTCAATCTACGAAGCATGATGCTATTAAGTCTCTCCTGAAGCTCATCAAGATTTCTGTAACCTACAATCTCATATCCCCCGAAGCCGCCCATAACACAATAATGCTTTTTGAACGCATACATGGGATACTTCTCATAACCAAGCCATTTGAGAATGATATAGAGGTCGAGAGGGTTATTCATAAGTGGTGTACCAGTCATAGCAATCATGGTCTTAGCCTGTAATTTGAGAAATGCTTTTCCCTGTTGACTTGACGGGTTCTTCATTTTATGACACTCATCTGCCGCAATCATGTTGATTGTTCCATTCTTACACAGCTTTGCAAGCTCTGTTGTAATTTCCGCATATCTGAGAGTTTCTACGTTTGTAATGATGAAGTATTCCTTAATGCTGTCGATATTAAGAACATCATCAAACTTATCTGCATTTCCCCCGATTACGATTGTACCGCTCTTCTTCTCACGCTGTCCGAGAATATATGCCCCTTCATCTGAATGAGTATGCACCTCGTTGTACCAGTTCCACTTCAAGCCGTTCACACCACAAATGATGAGACAGTGCTTATATCCATTCGAGAGCTTCTTTGCTACGGCAATATCAATAACTTGCTTTGTCTTACCAAGTCCCTGTTCATCACCGAGTAACCACTTGTCATACTTCAACCCATAATTGAATCCATCAAGCTGATGGTCAAACGGCTTAGTCTTAAACTTAAAATTAGAGGGTACTTCGACAGGCTTCGTTTCAAGTTCTACATACTTTCCTGAAATATCAATATCGTAGTTGCCGAAGTCGTTTACAATATCCGTCAGCTTTTTAAGAGGTACTTCCCATTCTTTGCTATCGGGTGTCCAGTAGCGAGTAGAGTAAGACTTGATTTTATCTACGATTGTCTGATTGTAGTTGAAGGAGATAAACATACTATATTCTTCGTTGCACTTTTTTGCCTCTGCTATTCTTACATTGATTTTCATAATGTGCTCCTTTCGTTTATGCGTGTTTGGTCGGTAGCTATCTTGCTACACTAAACATTATACTCTAATGTTTTTTGTGTGTCAACACAAAAATAAGAAGTGCTGAAAAACACTTCTTATTTAAAACACGTTTTAAGCACGTTCTCGCTTGATTTAAGCGACTTTTATGCAATTCTCGATAAACTGTATATAAATAATGTAAAAACGATTTTAGAGCGTTTTAAGCAGTCTGTCCAACATATCGTGTATTGAGGTACGTTCTTCGGGTAATTCCGTATTGTGATATAAGACTTCGATAAATTCCTCTATATCTCTGCATAGACTGTGTATTGCAAATTCCAAATCTTCTTTATGCAACTCTCCAAGTTGATACTTTTCTTTGACAGCCACATACATCTTAAACTGAGGTAGAATATCATCCAATTCTTTTCTTGTGTCTGATTTCAGATTATCTCGGACAGTATATAAAGCTGATAGCTTGATACAATTATCATAAGTAGTGTTGCCATTTTCCAACTCCTCTATCGTGTTCGTGATTTCTTTCAGATTCATATGCCATCACCTCACTTGGAAAGTAATAAACGTACCTCTGCTACTTTCTCTGCCATCATAGCGCCACAATGTTCCCATGCTTCTTTATCATCTTCGGGAATATAAGAGAGTGTTGTCATCCACTCATCATACATGCTGTGAAGCTCCTGTGCATGGTCTAACTCATCAGTCGCCATATCTGCATAGGTTCTCGCCCATTCGGGTTTCGTATTCTTATAAATGACATACTTCTCAGCGTATGCGAACGCACCTTTGATTTCATCCTTGATATGGTCTATCATCTTCTCTATTTTCTTCATGGTTCAATCTCCTTAGTATTTTATCTATCTTCGCATCTTGCTCCTCTAAATGCGTATGAATTTCAGATAACAGTAAGTCTGCCTTTCTCGATAACTCTTCCATCAGTTCTTGCTTATCGCCCTGTGTTAGATTTTCGTCAAGGTTCATAATGCCAACCATGAAGCTGATAAGAGAAATAGTATCTAAAAAGGTAAACTCACCGTTATCTCCACTGCCTAATCTCACGATTTAACGATTCTGACAGATACGTTAGATACCGTAGACGCTCCGGCGGTAAGAACAAGTGTGATGTTAGAGGCTCCATCACAGTCACACCCTTGTCTGAGCGTAGTGATGATAGGAAGTGTTACTGCATTACCAACAGTTGATACAGACCCAGTTGCTATTGCGCCAGGCACTTGAACACCATCTTTATACAGTGCAACCGTGACATTACCGACAGCAGTAGGAAGTAAAGTGACAGTTGCATCGACTTCATAATAT